TCTTCTTCGTCATAACATTAGACTTGGCAAGGTCCTGTATGGTCTTATAGGACATTAAAGATTTCTCATCCCTAATATCCTCAGATAGAGTATTCGTCCATCCTTCTTTTAAAGTGCCGTCAGTACCAAAGTAATCTGGAGCAACCACAGTAGAAGGAATCACTTCAGGAACTACTTCAGGAATCACTTCAGGAGTTACTTCAGGAGTTACAATTAGTTCAGCCATTATTTCACCTCCTTGAAAGCTTCAATGTTTCTTGGAGAGTCAATATACTTCTTAGCAACATTTTTTCTAAGTTGGATATTAAATGTTTCTGTTCTTACTTCTGGGTTTTTCTCACTGAATATCATTGAATCTTCGGAGTCTTGACAGAAATAAGGCGCTCTACCCTTTTCTTCATACAGAATATTTCCATCTCTGTCTTTTTTTATTTCGCCGGGAGTTCCATCTTTTTCAGTAGGATGCCGCCTCGGTGTTTTCGTTGCGTCGTAGGCAATAATCTCTATAACCTCAACACAACCTCTAGCGACATTCTCTCCTTGCTCGATTTCCTGATACATTTTTGGGGCTAAAGTAGTCGCTAAAGTAGGGGCTAAAGTAGTCGCGTTTGCGGTCTTAGCTAGTCCGTTGTTCATCTTGTTCCTTTCCAAATTTAGTTAAGTCATAATTAAGCCAATGCCTAATTTCTAGTATTACTGAACGTGCGCCTTCATTAAACGACGTTTTATGCGTAGAACCCTCTGTGTAAGTAGATTCGTGTTCCAAACAAAACCTTGATAGATATTCAAGCGTTCTTGAATCCTTAAAAGATTCGGTAAAATCTCTTACTCTCTGTTCAACTATTTCCTGTTGTGTCATGCCATTAACGCCTCTGCAGGCGACCCTTTCTCTGCTGCTTTACTAAGTCCTTGATTTGCCTGTCCGGCAACCTGCGCCGCTTGTAGTGCCATTTGTGCCTGCTGTGCCTCGGCTCTCTGCTGTCTCTTCGCGTCCCTTTCCTCGGAAGATGCCATATCCTCTACGTTAACTCCGAAAGTCCTGCCCATACGCATAATAGCATCGTCTGAATCGACGTTATCAGCTGCACCGGGGAACACTTGTTCCATCTCACCTACGAAACCAGCCCATTCTCTAAATGCCTTAGCCTGTGCGCTTCTTAGTTCCAGAGCGAACGGCCCTACAAATTCCAGTCCGAAATTAGAACCCTGAAGTTCTGAAGGTGGTGGTTCAACTACTCCGTTACGAATCAATAAGAGAATACTTCTTGTCATACACCCTTCTAACTGCTCGTACCATAATCTAGCTACAGGTGGCCCTATTTTGTGCCAAGTCTGTTTAATACGTTCCCTTATCTCTAAAGTCGTTCTCCTATCGCCTGTAAGAGTCTCCAGTGGCGAGAAAGCGTCTCTAAAGAAGGCCCTGTCAACTATCTTCTGCTGGCGGTCCAGTGAAATCTCTGTTATTGGCATATTGCCGTTAAGGCCAGTATCAACTGCTTTAGCGGAAGGTAGTTCTCTTACGATATTCTTAGCACCGGGAGTTACTCTGTAAGGACCATCAAAAGACTGAAGTACATCCATAGCCGGAAGTGCCCATCTATTACCTACGTCAATCCAATTCCTCATAGTCCTGTCTAAAACTTTAATCTGTGGTAGTATCTCAGTTCCAATTCCACGACCGTGTTTCTCGTTTGCGGGTCTTTTCCATCTTGCACAATGATATGGGAATTCCTCATAACCGCCTTCATGGACAATTAGTTTCTCTTTTTCGTTTACGACTTGTTCCTCCCAAGCCATATTACCTGAATATCTCTTTGATAAATTAGGATTTATTATATCTCTAGGTTTTATAACGTAGATAAATGAAAACAGATCGTTTTGTTTCTTCTCATCGTGATATGCAGCTAATACGTCTTTACCAACTTTATCCTCACCAAATTCCTCTATAGCCTGATATGGTGTATATTTAACTGTTATAACTATACCATCTACAAGTCTTTTGCTGTTTTCGATGAATTGATATGACCCTAACATCTGATTTTTATAATTTAAACCAGTCTTTTTAGTCCATTCAGAATAAAGACATGCCGGACCAAAGATAATTGGTGACCTTAAATCCTCGTCAAGCTCAGTTATAAAGTTAGAACTAAAGATTTCCTCATGTGCGCGCTCGGTTAACATTGAGATATACCGCTGGGATGAGTCGCTGGTACCGGAGGTCTTAATAGCAAAGAATGGCTGGCCGGATGGGAATAGGATTTGTTTTAATCCTGATACCATATCCTCAGAATCCAGCATAGGAGTCTGGTCGTAAATCTCAGTAGTCCTTATAGAACCCGGTTCGTAAGTAGAATCTATCTGGACGTAAGGGTAGAGCTTATCAGCCGTCTGTTGCCACAAACTTCTTATATTACTCTGTGCGGAAAGCTCTCTATTCCTTAAGTTAATTATCTGTTCGGCGTTCATATATTATCCTAATTCATAACCAAGAGAAATCATCACTTTTTGTATTGGCGATTCTCCATTTTTTATCAACTCGTCCTGTTCTTTTTGTAGTATACGGCTCTCTCGTTGACATGCATCAAAATACCTATCGCCGTAACATCCGATAATAAAAGACCCCATCTTGTCGCCAATACCCTTATAAGAGTTTCTAAGGAATTTTTCCCCGGCCACTATAACAGTATCGACAACCGTGTTCTGTGTCTCAAGTAATTTACATGTCTCGCTATCACTTAATTCTATCGTACTATCAACTTTAATGTCCATTATTTTCTCCTTAAACCCTTTCGTAATCACTCTCTACCGTAGTACTGGTATTTTTAGTATATTCTTTGGGATAACCTATCCTGTGACCACCGGAAGCTATGAGGAAATAATTAAAGGCACTTCTCAAATCGTCCATTCGGTCTCCGGTTTTCCTGTACCTGAATGTTATAGTCCCTTTTCTCTTATCCTTTTCCTCGAATTTGGCACAATTGCAACATTGACGTGCGAATTCCTCCGTCTCCGGGCACTGGCGAGGTAGTCTTACGTGACCATTCGTTAAAAGCCTCTGTGATTTATCAAATATACCAGTCCTGTTGACCTTAACCTCTCCGGTATTCTCATTGAATATCTCGTCAACACTCTGTGTGTCCTTGTACTCACAGAGGAAAGTCTTATGACCTGACGATTTCTGGTATTCCCTTGCGGCCTCGTAATAAGGGCCTATATCAACTACATCACTTTTTACATTGTATCTTTTGGCTAAGTCTCGAACCTCTTGGAAACCATCTGCCTTAACGGCCCTCAGAAGCTCATAGGAGTCCTCATTGGTCTTGACCCCTATAACTACGGCGTGATACCTCTTTCCAACGTCTACGCCCATTGCGCAAGGCCCTGAGTGCCTCATAGGAACCATATCACCGCCACAATTAGCCAGAACGTCCTGTTTCCTTAGTTTATCCTCTCTAGCCGAATATGCTCTTCCCAGACGAAGTCTGTATACGTCGGCAAGATTCCCTAATGGCGGATTGACGAAAGCTTCCAATAAGTCGGCTGGGTCGTTAAATGGTGTCATTAGCTGTGATGCCATATACCCATGCATATAGTTTGACTTCTCTGGGTATTTAGGAACCCATTCAGCGGAACCCTCTCCTGCCCAAACTGGGACCTCTTTACCGCATTTATCACAACCGACGTAACCAGTACCGTCAGGGCGAATCTTTACGCATTGTGGGAACGATTCCTCAGCGCACGTCCAGTGACCGCAACTGCATTTTCTGAACCAATAACGCTGGTCGGACTGCTTAAAGATTAAATCTATACCGAAATCCTCGTGGGATGGGTTTCCGAGGTAAACTTCGTGCTGGTGCGGACTCATGCCCATACTGGCTATATATTTAGCAATAGATTCCGCCGCCATGAAATCAACTTCGTCAAAAACAATCTTATCCGCTGAAAAGGCAGAAGTCTTAGAAGAGGTACTCTCAGTAGATTCCCCGATATTCTGACTCAAACGAGCGCCACGAAGGTATAGCATTGCACCGTTGACGTTCTTGAGAGAGGTAGTATCAGTACCACCGGAGACGTTCTTAACGTATTTACCTATAGAAAGACGGTTATTTGCAATCAAAGGCTTAAAAATGCTCTTAGAAAACTCGCCGACCTCGTCGTTAGTAGGAAAAATATGCGCAACACCTAATTTGTAATGCTTGTATATCATACCGTGTAAGTCTTTAAGAACCTCGGAAATAGTGCCACCAAAGCACTGTCTAGCCTTCATATAGCAGATACGGCGAGCCTTGGAGTTCATAGGCTCATACTGGTACTCGAAGCCCTTAGTAGTGTAAAGACCCGCCTGAAGCTTGATTTTCTTCAAGACAGCCCAGTAACCGGGGTTCCTACTAGCAATCTCATTGGGGGTTAATGTCATTTAAACGGC